GATTTTGACTTTCATGATTTCAATCCTTACTCACCGGAGGGCGGCCACGGCGGGGTGCATCTGCAACGATCATCTCGGCATCATCCTTGGGCTTGCCGGAAATGATATCGACCTTGGATTTCCAGCCTTCGGGGATATCATCCACGTCGATTTCATGGCCTTCGGGATATTCGCCATGGGGGGTTTTCATCGGACGCGGCCAGACCGTAAATCCCGCTATTTGCCTTGAAACGAATGCGCATAAGTGTCTCCGGGTAAGAATGTTGCGGCACTCTAACCGAAAAGAACAATCCTTGCAATCATTGGCTGTCATGCTAAAAAGATCGGACTAAGCGTTGTGGCGCTCCTGCCGCAGTTCTTTGATGGCATGACATGGGAGGGGTTTTGATGGAACGCCCGGATATCGTCGAACGCCTACGCGCCGAAGCGAAGCTATGTGTTGGCTGGTCGGCAAATGAAGCTGCTGATGAAATCGAGCGGCTGCGCAACGAGCTTATCGAAGAGCGCGAAGAGAACCTCTGGAACGCCTACCATACTGGCTATGTGAAAGATGGCCGATGGTCGCACATGTTCATGTCGGACGGCGAGGCCCTGGCTCAGCAATGTGGCTTCAACCCGCGCGAGGGTGACTATCCCGACGCTGACATACGGGCCGCCATTCCTGAGGCCGCCAAGCGCGCCATTCAACTGGGGGCCTATAATGCCGACTGAAACCGGAAACACCTGCCCGATCCTTACCGGAACACGGCATCATGACCGCGCACAAAAAAGGGCGGCCCGAAAGCCGCCCTTCCTTTTCCAGACTTCCGGTGGAAATCAGGTATTCGTGCTGTAGAAAACCCCGCTACGGCCATTATAGTCGGCGCGGATTTCAAGGCCCATCGCGCCGCATACGTCAAACTGATAGTTCGCACGCGGACGGTCACGCGGAATAGCAGTCGTCGCAACGGCCATGCCGATAAGGGGGCGGATATATTCAGCCGAGGGAACGAACGCGAAGAATTCATTCTCCGAAAGTTCGAAAGTAACCTCGATCTTGTTGATCCGGCGATTGGTAAGCAGGAAATCGCGGATCGTGCCAGTCTTGAAACCAGCCGAGCCGGAATAGGTCTTATCCCAACCGCGCGCAATCTCAGGCGAGATATACAGGTTGACGCCCTGCGTGATATAGTTCGCGTCCAGCATCGCACCAAATGCGCCAGTGAAGAATGCATCAAGCGCATCAGCAGTGGCAGACTTGAGAACGATGTTATTGCCCGATGCGCCGACGTTAATCGACTTCGAAAGCGGGTTGGTGCGGATGCCGTATGCCTGATATCCCTGAAACACGATCGATGCATCGCCGTTGAGGGCGAACAAAGCCATGTCGCGACGGATCTTTGCAACATGCGCTTCCTGATCGTCTGCCAGTGCATCGAAGTTCTCCGACTGGAGGCTATTCCATTCGCGCCATTCGCGGCCATAAGCCGTGTGGAAAAGCGGAACTGGCGTGCCGGCGTAGTTGTAAACTACCTTATCCATTGGAACGGGAACCTGGCCCGAAATGGAGCGGATAACCGAACCAGCATCCGACGATGTGCGGTTCAGGTGGACGATCTTGCCAATCGGCACTGGCTTGGCCAGCGGCATGAGATCGCGCATCCAGACTTCACCTTCATCGGCGCGCATGACGCGGCGAGTGATGTTGTCCATATCCAGCCATGCATCACGTGGAAGGACCGAAGCAGCGTTGCCGATGCCATTACCTTCATACTGCGTGATATTGGCTTCTGCGAGGTGGAAGTAATCGCGATCATCGTTGATCACGTCCCACATCTCGGCATGGGGACGGCTGTTAGCGATCAGCCCGGCATCAAAGTAGCGCATTTCGTATTCCCCTTATGCCGCCGACAGATAGCTCTGCGAACCCGCCGGGCGGATTTTCAGGAGCTGCTCTGAGCCAGAGTTATTGTTGTAAACTTCGTCGCTGTAGGCCACCACGAGGTCAGTCGTGCTGGCGATGGCAAGTGTGCCGTTTGCGCCAGGGGTCAAGGCAGTACCGATGGCAGTGATGTTGACGCCATTGGCAATGCGTGCGGCATAAAGTTCGTCCGCCAGCATCTCAAGAGCAACGACACGATCCTCATCAAGCCAATCATCATCAACACCCTTGAGCGCGAGGTAATTGTCCTGCACAAGCCAGACCTTGCCGACCGTGGTGGCAGCAGCAAGCGCCCATTTGCCAGACGAAACCACGACAAGGCGACCGGGCTTCAGAGCCACATCGCCAAGCAGTTCCTTCGCCTGCGGCTTGTTCTTGTCAACGCCGCCGAGAAAAATCTTGTTATAGCGTGCCATGATTATTCATCCCCCTTCGGAGCGAGCGATGCGCGGTCGGTTTTATCTGCCTTGGGGGCAAATGCGTTGTTGACGCGGAACGCATGGGCCGGCATCTGCACGATGCTGTTGGCCAGCACGGTGAGCGTTGCAACCGGCGTTGCTTCGGCAGTTTCCTGATCCAGGAGCTTGGCGTTGACAACCTTGGTCACAAGGTCAGCCTTTTCGGCATCCGCCTTCGCAACGGCGGCATCGGTGATCGGCTTGAGGGCATTGGCGACGACTTCCGTCACCTGATCAAGTGTGAGAACCGGGGCGGATGCGAGAGCATCCACCTTGGCAGTAAGTGCATCGAATTGTTCTTTGTCCACGGCGGACGCCTCCTGGTTTGTCATGGTTTCCGGCTCGGGTGTGCCGCGAACAACTGCTTCGATAGCAGTTTTAATGCGATCAAGCAAGGGCGCGCGCAACTTTCGTTCTTCGGCACGCAATATGCTTTCAAGCGCCCACATTTCGTCACGCTCAATATCGTCTGACAGAACGGAATTTATCACTTCCATCTCTTCGCCGTTGGCGTTCACGAACATGCCAACGCCTTGTTCGGGAGTGGCTGCGCCGGGTTCATCCAAGAGCCAGCAGTCATGATCGAAGTGCATGCTTTCGGCTTCAAATTGAGCGCCATCAGCAGAATTCGTGAGGGGCTTGAGTTTGGCAATCAGGCCGGTTGAACTGTGAATGGGAAGGCCGTCCTCAACTGCATTCAAAATCCGACGGCCCCCTTCAGTCTGCTTCGCAAACTCCACATCGATAACTTTATCCAGAAAGACGCGCCCATTCTCACGACGGACGCTTTCATTCCAACTGCCCACAAAGGTTCGAACAATGCCCTGGGGGTCTTTGGCGGACACGAACCTGCCATTAACCATGGGATGGCCCAAGGGTGCCGGCGTTCCCTCAAGGGTGTGGAAGCTTTCTGCAATCGCACTCGCCGGATAACGGATTTTGTTCATAACTATATTGTCAGGAAGTGTGGCACTTGGAACAATGATAAGTTCGCGCCCATCGCGCTTTTCATGGCGAACCTTGCCAGTATTGCAAAGAATGTGAACTAGTTTTTCCATTATTCGTCCTCCAACCATCCCCAAGATACCCGGTCGATGAATTGCACCTACAGTATGGCTTGTTACGCCAAATTGAACCGCAATGTCTTTGTGTTTTTTGCGTTGCCCGTCCATTTTNCGTATAGCCCGCACCGCGTCCGTCGTCAGTTTGGCTTGTGGATTTTTAAATCCGCGTGTCGATTTTCCGTGGGCTATGGTATCCTGCGCATTCTCATATTGAGAACCCCAAATCAAATGATTAGGATTTACGCACCCTTGATCGCCATTTCCGCATGTGTGGCGAGCAACGGAATTGCAGTGCGGGGGCGGACCATTTTTATGTTCGCATGCAACACGCGGCGCCCGCACGCGCTTGCCATTCACACTTAAAAGACCACACCCATCTTTGCCCTTACCAAAAGGCCACAAAAGACAATCGGTTCCGCAATAGTTAAGAGCGACCCCAGTCATCCAAGACATGAGCGCGTCAGGTTCCGCGCGATATCTGCTGCCAAGTGGATCGCCAGTGATCCTCATAGCAAGATAATGCTTATTGCAATAGCCACGCGCTTCGTGCGGCTTGCCGCAATCATCAATCGTGCATATACGAGTGTTAGCCATTTTCGATCCCCTAATGATCGGTTGGTCAAAGGCCCGGAACCGTTGAAGCGGTATTCCGGGCCTTGCATTATGCGTCAAAGGCGTTGAAAAATCAAGCATCGCTCGGATTATCCGCCACCATGCCGGCCTGAGTATCTTCCATGTCTTGCTCGGCCTGATCGGCTTCGTATTCCTGCCAACCGTCAATCTCGCTGGACGGGGCAAACCCGGTCGTCTCGCGGATTTCGTCAGGCATATACACCAATTCGGTCAAGTTTTTCTGGATAGTCGCCATCTGGACGCCAAGCGCCATCTTTTCCTCTGGCGATGCATCGGTAAGGCTGGCCCACCCCACGCGCCACTCCTTATCGGGAAGCATGCCCCACGCGACAAAGCGGCGGATCATTTCATTGATAACCGGAATAGCCCGGTTCTCGCGGCGGCTCATGCACTTCTGCGCCCATGCGCGCGCATCCTCGGTGCTGGCTCGCTCACCAGTCACGTTACCGATCAATTCCTTGAACGGCATCCCGTAGGTCGCCGCAATCGACTGGACGCAAATTTCCCAAAACTCTTTCGGTTGCGGAAGTGTGATTGTCATTACCTTGGCGTCCATGCCGCCGAGCATCAAGCCCTTGTCATAGCCGGATTGGAAATCGTCCAGCTTGGCATCCAGCTTATCCTTTGTGTCTTCCGGTGTTGATCCGCCCATGGCCTTCTGCACGTCCACATAGGACATGCCCTGCGGTGCAGTGATGATCGGTGCGCCACGGCTGGATTTCCAGAAGCCTTCGCCGCCAGCGCCGCGAATTTTCTCTGCGTCCACAAGATCGTTGAAGCATGGCTCAAGGTCCGACCGGCAATTCACCGTGCCATCGTCCGACCAGATCAGCACGCGGCTAGGGTGAATGCGGGTAACAGTCTGCGGCTTACCCTGCTTGTTTTCCATCTGAAATTCAGTGAATTGATACATCAGCGGCTCGGCATAGNTTTCGCTCATGGTATCGGTGTCCCAATCCGAAACATGCAACTGCACCTCCCACGCCGGGATGATGGCAACCAGATCGTCAATGCTCGACAACTGGCCAACTGGATCTTCCAGGGGCAGGCCATCGCGAACAATGATGATTGCTGCGGCATAGGCACCAACGATGGACCGCAAATCGGTCTGCATCATTGCGCGCCAAATGTTGCGATCCTTGAAGCGTTTGGCGATGGCAGTTTCATCCGGTGTGTCGGATGGCTTTTCGTTTTCCCAGATCGCCGGCATTTCCTGCCACGTCTTGGTGATGGTCTTGTCCACAACGGCGTTGGCAAGACTGTTGCGGTTGTAGCACTGCCAGAAGTCCTGAAACTCAGGGCATTCCTTCCATCCGAAGTCCCGACCGTAATCGTGCTTGGCGGACGTGCCATACATCCACGGGAATGCACGCGCTACGCGATCACGGATGATAGATGAAACCGACATGCCGCGACGTTACGCGATGTTGCGGGGATAAGCAAGATTGTTGCGTGGCCCACGTCCGGGCTGGAGCCGGTCCATATTCTCGCCCGCAACCTATCCACACTTTTGGTCACGGGTGTGGAGAAATAACGGAAGGCGGCGTGCTGTTGGGATAGGGTGCCACCCTTGGATGAACCGCCTTCCGATCAAGCCACCTTGCGAGCGGCTCGATATTCCGCAATTTCCTTTGCCACTTCCAGTGAGTAGAAACGGCCAGCCGAACCTTCGACAACGTAATATTCGACAACCGCGCCCTTGCTGCCCTTGAGAAAGCTCGCATCAATCATAACACCATTGTGACGAATGTGAGCGGCGGGGCGGCTGTTCAGTTCCATCTCAAATCTCCATCTCGTCTTGATAACCTCTTTTATGCGCAATCTAAACCACTGTCAACCCTTACATAAACCAGCCTTCGTTTTCCTCTCCGAGCATCAAATCACTAAGCGCCCACACCAAAGCGTCGGCCCTGTCTGGCGATCTGTCGCCCACATAGCCTGCGGCGGTGAAGTTGCACATTTGATCCTCAAGGTCGGGAAAGTCGCCCACGTGAGATACGCGCCCTTGCTCATAAAGGGCCGCGACCGGCTCGGCCCGAACCACCTTACCCCGGCTGGCAGTTACCTCGCGATACGGCACTTTGCTGTCAGCCGTGCGGATGACGAATTCCACCATCGCGCCGCCATAGTTGCGCTCGCCAACGATCCGGTCGGCTTCCCATCGGTTGTAACGATCAACCGCGCGCCTACCCCATCCATCAGGGGACAGGTTGCATGTTGCATCCTCAAAGACATACGCCCTGCCATCAATGCCCTTGCCTGCCACGACAATGCCGATATCGTCGCCGCTGTCGTCGCCCTTGGTGCCCGATGGATCTACGGCCACGACGATGCGCTGCATGTCTGGCAGGATGGCATCCTTGGCCATGCGAAGGCTGTCTATGCCAGGAATTATCCTGCCATCCTCTGCTTGGCGATCATCAAGCGTCCATAGCGCCCCGTTGACTTCGGTTGCCCACTCGCCAGCCTCAAAGCGCAATCGCTTCGCAGCGGACATGCTGGCAAGCACTTCGAAATACTCAGCCGGCAGATTGCTGGCGTTGTCAGTCGGGTTTACCTTCATCTCGGCATAGTCAGCCGGATTTGGCAGAGCCTCTTTCGTTCCGGGTTTAAGCCCAGCCCGAAAAAGCTGATAGCTCCAGTGCAGCTTGGATGGCGGGTTGCAATCGAAATACGCCTTTAGCGACAAATGCGTCTTGCCAGTAGCTGCGGCAATCTCAGGCGCCAATTCGCACTTCTGCGCCAGTCGCGACATGGCCATTTCAACAGAATTCCACGGTATCTGTGAACTCTCATTGAAATAAAGCGTGACATATTCAGCGCCAAGGATTTTCTCCACGCGCTCTTTGTCGTCCAGGCCACCGATCCATATTTGCGAACCATTGGGCAATTCAAGATAGAAATCTGTCTTGTCGAACCTGTGCCGCAATTCAGGAAAGCACAACTTCAAAACCTTGGGCATGGTATCTGCCCAGATGCTCGTCTTGGCGTGATTGAACCGAAAGCGAAAAATGGCATGGCGTGAACCAGGGGCATTGATCGCCCGTTGGATAAGCGCCCGAACCATCAGGAAGGTTTTACCCGACCGAGACCCTCCACGCAGCATGACGTTGCGGGCTGGCCCAGCCAGAAGCTTGTTCGCCTCGTGCTGCTTGGGTGTGAGAACTGCCGGAGCCGTGGCCATGCCTACAGCGCCGCGTCATCCTTGGACACATGGATTGTGAGCGGGCTATTTTCGTCGCCGGCAATCGCAAGGCGTTCGCCGTACCGCTTGGGCGCAAGTTTACTGAGATACCAGCGGGCGTACTCAAACTTGAGCTTTGCCCGGTTCACATCTTCCTCAGCGTCGATTTCTTCCGCAACCTTCTCTGCCCGCTCGTCAAACCCAATTTCCCTCGCGCGCGCGTACTTGGCCGCAAACTCTGGATCGTCATCCAGCCAACGCATGATTGTGCTGCGGTTAGGAAGCCCGTCATCACGGCAAATCGCCCTCAAGCTTTCGCCGTCAGCAAGCCGCGCAATGACGATTTCCTTAATAGCTTCCGACTGGTGAGCCATCTGGCATTTCCTCTCGATCCGGCAAATTAAGCCAATCGCCGAAAATATGTGGAGCCTTGGCCGCAGCTAACCGCATTTTCACTCTAGCAGTGTTCGGCACCATCCCGCGCTTTAGCGCCCATCCCATCCGCTTGCGAATATCACAAATACGTCTGAGCCTCTCATCGCCAGCGATCATGTTCGCAAGATGGCGACCATTCTTCGTGCGCTGCGCAATCACAGCGGGGTGCGATTGCATCCGCCTACCGTTTGCAGAACGTGTTTCAGGTGAGCAATAAGGCTCGTCACCGCCATCAGCAACATTCAGCAAGCGCGCGCCGTTTACGCGAGCCTCGGCGATCAAGCGCTTTTCGGCCTCTCGCCAATCAGCGCAATCAGATTCAAGCACGCGCATTTCAGGAATGCCATGCTTGTTAATCCAATCGTATAAAGGGGTTCTTCGCCGACGTGCATCACGCATATGCGACATAAGTCGCTTGCGTGGATTATTCGCCTTCCCGATGTATCTTAGATTTCCATCAACGTCATACAGCCCGTAAATCGAGGCCATCACACCACCCGCGAAGCCAGCCACACCAGCAGGATAACCAGGATGGCAATCGTCAGGGCGCGTTCAATCGACATTCCATCACTCCAATCCATCATGGGTTGCGGGGGCAACAGCTTCGGGCGGATGGAAGGACGCCGTGGCTGAAACAAGGGAACCAAGCTCGACCTTGGCCCCCGCGTGATTTGGTATAGGGGGAGTTGGGGTTGGGGTCAAGCCCCAACCATCGCCATGTGCAGATGACTGCGAAATCCGGTCATGGCAAGCATCTCATCGCGACCAAACTGATCGGCACGGGCCTGAATGAAGCGCGCCTCCATGCGCGTGGCGGCGGCAGGGTTAACCTTCGCCATGCGGGCGATTGCGGCGATCTGCTTTTTGGTGAAAGTGGTCATCGTCATTCTCCATCTGCTGTGCCACCCTTCTACCCATCCCTTGACATGCTGTCAAGCACCGCCTGAACTTTTTTCTCAGCCATCCCAGGTTTTCTATGGGCACATCCGGCAGCACGAACCAACTGATTGATCCTCTGGCGGGAGACTTGGTGTTCGGAGGCTAGGGACGTCACCGTCTCCCCCGCGAGATACGCTGCGATGATGGCGGAGTTGCGCTCCGACACCCCACTCATTCCCCCATAGCCTTTGCGATTGCTGCTCGGGCGGTATCCTGACCAGCGTTCTGACGTTGCTCGTTTACCCAATAAATCATTGGCTCGTTGCGCTCCGCGATCTGCCATTGGCCGATAGCGCGGATTGCCGCGTCTCGCTTCCATCCATAATCAACCATCAGTTCAATGCGCGCCATTAGCGCATCGTTGTGACGTTCATCATGGCCCATCATTCCCGTGCGCCCACCGCACGTCAGGCAAAAATAATCACTCATGTCGAAACAACCTCCATCACCATCAATCCTCCCCAAACCGATAATACAAATACCCATCGCCACGCGAGCGAACCTCGCTGATGCCACCGCGTGCACGAGCAAAACTCTCCGCATCGGTTACACTCATGAAACCAGCGATCACATCGCCATCACGCGATACGGTGAACAAGGGGCGGAAGTCGGTCATTGGGTTTTCTCCATCGGTTCCACGGGCAATGCCCAGTGCGTCGGCTGCTCATCATCGGGCTGTGAATAAATCGTCGTGTAAGCATCGCCACAATCCAGATTGAAAATCCAGATAAGCGGGCTATCATCCCAAGGCTTATGCAGGATACGGCCAATGCGAAAAATGGACGGCGCATCTGGCACTGGCCAACGCAACAGGACTTCCTGCTTTTCGGGAGGCAGGGTGTCGCTGATTGAGTTCCAGTTCATAATCCACGCTCCGCATTAACTCGAGCCGAAACACTCTCCCACCGCATCGTCCCGCTGGCATTGCTCTCGACACGG